GAAGAGCCTGTTGACGAAGTTTCTGCGCCAACCCGCGAGGAACTGGAAGCAAAGGCAAAAGAATTAGGGGTATCGTTTAATGCGCGAACTTCTGATATAACGCTTGCAGATCGCATAACGTCAGCATTGGAAGCCTGAAATGGGATATACTAAGCGCCAGTTTATCACGGGAGCCTTTGAAGAAATTGGCCTCGCTGATTATGTGTTCGACTTGCAGCCTGAACAGTTGCAGTCTGCCGTTCGGCGCTTAGATTCCATGATGATGGAATGGAACGCTCAAGGCATTCGTCTGGGCTATCCAATCGCCAGCAGTCCGCAGGATAGTGACTTGGACTCTGAAACCAACGCACCTGATAGCGCATGGGAAGCGATTATCACTAATCTCGCAATTCGCATTGCTCCAGGATACGGCAAAACTGTATCTCCTGACACAAAGGTATCCGCGAAGGGCGCTTACAATGTCTTGTTGCAACGTGCTACATTCCCACTGGAGCAGCAGTTGCCAACGACAATGCCAATCGGTCAGGGCAACAAGCCTTGGCGTTGGGATAATCCTTACGTGCAATCAGTTTATGATCCCGTAGACTCTGGGCCTGAAGGCCCTATTGAATGGAGCTAAGAATGCCTACTATTAACCAACTTCCGCTGATTACTCAGCTATCGATGGGGGACAATGTTGTCCTCTGGGTTCCCAATCAAGGCGACAGCCGCCGCGCTTCGCTTACAACGCTTAACGAGTTCCTTGGGCAGAACTTCACCACTGTGGTGGCCCAGACTGTGCAGACGTTGCCAGTGCTTTATTCGGCTCTGCCAACTGCGGCTAGTGCAGGGATTGGGACTCGCGCATTTATCACTGATGGTAGCACCGCAACATTCGCGGCTAATGTTACAGGTGGTGGTTCAAACAAGGTTCCCGTCTATAGTGACGGCACAAATTGGAAGGTTGGCTAATGGCTTATATTGATCCCTTTTCCCCTAACTATGGCTCGAACATCGTCGCAACTCCTGCTGGCACTTCGGCTTCTGTTACTATTCCTGCTGGTGACAACTGCGTTCGCCTTGTGAACACTGGCGCGAATGTCTGCTATGTTCGCATTGGTGAAACCTCCGCGACTGCTACGACTGCTGATTTGCCTGTTCGCGCTGGCAGCGAAGTGATTATTCGCAAGGCTCTCGGCTTTAGCAAGCTGGCGCACATTTCTGCATCTGGCACGACTCTGAACATTCAGACGGGCAATGGCGGCGTCTAAGGACTCTCGCCTAGTCCGCGCTGGCGTTTCTGGTTACAACAAGCCAAAACGCACACCTGGGCATCCAAAGAAGTCGCACATCGTTGTTGCCAAAGAAGGCGACAAGATTAAGACTATTCGCTTTGGAGAGCAAGGCGCGAAGACTGCTGGTCAACCGAAGGCTGGCGAATCTGAGGCAATGAAAAAGAAGCGTGCATCATTTAAGGCGCGTCATTCTAAAAACATTGCTAAGGGCAAAATGAGTGCGGCGTTTTGGGCGGATAAGATTAAGTGGACAATAATTCCAATTGGTATTAGTGTTGCAACTCTGCAAGGAGTATCAAATGCCAAATTTCAACCTGAGAATATTAGTCACTTGTCCGCGATGCCTGAATCAAAGGGAAGCCCGCAGTGATGTTGTCCGTAAGGCGCAAAAGGAGGGGCGTGAATTATTTTGCAAGCCGTGTAGAAACCAAGATAGATTTGCAAACAAGCCCCATCCTCGAAAAGGTTATGGAATTAAAAATGATCCAGAGCGCCTTCCAGCTTATAAAAGTTATTCAAGGGCAAAAAGGCGGTGCAAAGAAGGGCGCGCTCATCATCCAGCCTATGAGAACGTTGAATTTAAATTTAAAGACTTTGATGAATTTTACGATGCGCTCGGGCCAAGACCAGATGGCTGCTCATTGGACAGAATTAACCCTCTGGGGCATTATGAACTTGGTAATGTCAGATGGGCAACCATCCTTCAACAAGCAGCTAATCGTTTGCCGAAAAACTACTGGGTAAAATAACATGGTTCAGATTCCCATCCTTAACGGCATCTACACGGACGGAAGCCCAAACTTCCGCACATCGTATCCTGTCAACTTAATTCCAGTTCCTAAAGAGAATGGAATCAGCAGCGGCTTCTTGCGTCCTGCTGATGGCTTAATTGCGACTGGCACTGGCCCAGGTGTTGATCGCGGCGGGATTAACTGGAACGGAACCTGCTACCGCGTCATGGGTTCCAATCTTGTCAGCATAAGCTCCAGTGGCGCAATCACAATCCTTGGCGAAGTCGGCAACGATGGTGGCTTGGTCACGATGGACTATAGCTTCAATCTGTTAGCTATCGCGTCATGCGGAAACCTTTTTTACTGGGAGCCAAGCACTGGGCTGCGTCAAGTCACTGACCCTGATTTGGGCGTTGTTCTTGATGTCACTTGGGTTGATGGCTACTTCATGACCACTGACGGAGAGGCGCTTGTCGTAACTGATTTATCCGATCCGTTCGCAGTCAATCCGCTAAAGTATGGCTCGTCTGAAATAGACCCCGACCCAGTTGTCGCGCTGCTGAAGCTTCGCAATGAGATTTACGCGCTTAACAGATACACCATCGAAGTCTTTGATAACGTAGGCGGAGACCTATTCCCGTTCCAGCGCATTGATGGCGCACAGATTGAAAAGGGCGTTGTCGGCACTCATGCTTGCTGCGTCTACATGGAAACAGTCGCGTTCTTGGGCAGTGGCTTCAACGAACAGCCTGGTGTTTACTTAGGCGCGAATGCTCAGGCAAAGAAGATTAGCACTCAAGAAATTGATATGCTGCTGCTGAACTATACCGAAGCGGAATTGGCAACTGTCAAGCTGGAAGCACGCAACGATAGGGCGCATGAGCATCTTTATATCCACCTTCCAGATCGCACGATTGTATTCGACGCATCGGCAAGCGGTGAGCTTAATGCTCCAGTTTGGTTCACACTGACAAGCAGCCTCACTGGTTTCAGCCAGTATCGCGCACGCAATTTGGTATGGTGCTATGACAAATGGTTGGTTGGTGACCCATTGAGCAGCAACATCGGATTCATGACGCAGGACGTTTCCTCGCACTATGGGCAAACTGTGCGCTGGGAGTTTGGCACGACCATTCTTTATAATGAAGGGCGCGGCGCTATTGTGCAGAACCTAGAGCTAGTTGGCTTGACGGGTTCGGTAGCATTTGGCGAAGACCCAACCATCAACACAAGCTATTCCATCGATGGGCAGACTTGGAGCCAGCAAAAGGTTATCCGCGCTGGTTCGCTAGGGCAGAGAGCAAAGCGACTAGTATGGTTCCAACAGGGCTGGATGCGTAACTGGCGCATTCAAAGGTTCCAAGGCAACAGTGACGCGCATATGTCCTTTGCTCGACTTGAAGCGCAGATAGAGCCATTGGCGTTCTAATGGCTAGGAATCCTAAACGCCTCGGACTAACCCGCGATCAGTTCGCTTCGTTCCTTAGCGACTTCGAGCAGATTAAGCAGTTCGAAAACCTATTTGCGTCCGTTGACGAAATTAGCAACTTCTCGATTGATGAAGTCAGCATCGCTGCGGATAACGCAGGCGCAACGGCTAACGATGCGTTGGCGCAGATTAGTTTCATCGCACAAGAGACTCAGCTTCTTGCATTAGCTCCACCAGACTTGGGCGGCACAGTCACTAGCGTTGGCCTATCTACAGGAACAACTGGCTTAACTGTTACTGGCCGGAATCCGATTACTACAAGCGGAACCTTCACGCTTGGCGGCACTTTGAGCGTTGCTAATGGCGGCACAGGCACATCGACTGCATTCACGCAAGGATCGATTGTGTTCGCTGGGGCATCTGGCGTTTACTCACAGGACAACGCAAATCTCAATTGGGATGATACGAACAACACGATGGGTATTGCGCGTGCAGCAGCCGCAAACGTCCGTCTATTCGTTAAAGGTGGCACTACTGGAAATGGTGCATTCCAATACTACAGCGAAAACAGCGCATCCACTGCGTGCTTTGGCGTTCGTGATGACGGAGCATTCTTCACTGGGCAAGCCGCTTCATCTCCATATAACTTGACAACATCGTCAGCAGCTAACTTGGTGGTTGGCGCTGATGGCTATTTGTATCGATCAACGGCAAGTTCTGGAAGCGGGACTGTCACTAGTGTTGACGTATCTGGCGGAACGACTGGCCTGACAACTTCGGGTGGCCCAATCACCACTAGCGGCACAATCACCATAGGCGGAACGCTTGCGGTATCTCATGGCGGCACTGGAGCTACAACGGCAAGCGGTGCGCGTGCTAACTTAGGCGCAGCGGCTTCTGGCGCGAACAGCGACATAACGTCGATGTCTGGCATCACTGGAGCTATTTCATCTCCGACATATATTCAGTTTGGCAGCGGCTCTGGAACAACGCTGGCTGCTGGTCGTATGTGGTATGACCAAACGAATGGCTCTCTCAACTTTGGCATGGGCGGTGGGAACATCACTCAACAGATTGGCGAAGAATTATTTGTATATGGCAAGGCTACGGCAGCAATCACTGAAGGCCAAGTTGTCGTAAAGACTGGCGCTGTTGGTGCATCTGGCGTTATTACGTTTGCTCCCGCACCACTGAATACGACTGACAGCCAAGCAATTATCGGCGTTGCTACTGAAAACATTCCTTTGAATGGCTTCGGACGCATTACATCATTTGGCGTGGTTCATGGAATCAATACCACTGGCGCTGCATATGGCGAAACATGGGCTGATGGAGATATTCTCTATTATAACCCTAGCTATGTTGGTGGCCTAACTAAGGTCAAGCCATCGGCTCCTAATCAGAAGACAGAAATTTGCATCGTCATTAACGCTGGCTCTGGTGGATCTGGATCAATTCAGGTCGAGATTATTCACGGAACTT